ACGCCTTCGGGTCCCCGCCGCGTACGACCTCCCGCAGCCGCGGCGACACCCGGAAGTGGACGCCCGCCCGCACCGGCACCGCGACGGGCTCCCCCGTCTGTGGGTTGCGTGCGGTACGGGCGGGGTGTTCGACGGCGCGGAACGTGCCGAAGTTGGTGACGGTGACGTCGTGTCCGGCGGTGACGGTGCGGGTGATGGTGGTGAGGACGGCGTTCAGGGCGCGGAATCCGTCGTCGAGGCTGACGCCGAGTTCACCGGCGACGGTGGCGGCGAGCTGGGTTTTGTTGAGGGGGCCGTTCGGGATGTTCATGAGGTGGTGCCTTTCGGTGTGGTGGTGCAGGTGGCCCGGTGTTGTTCGATGGGGTCGGAGTTGAGGAAGTCGGCGACGAGGCCGCGGCCCGTGACCCGGCGGTGGAAGAGGCAGCGGACGCATAGCAGGTCGACCACAGGGGTCTGACCCTTCTCCGTACGCCGTACCTGCAGGCCGCCGAGCCACGGGCCGCCCGTCACGCCGCGGCCTTGCTGCGGCTCGTCCAGCGGCCGGTCTGCTTGCGGTACAGGTGATGGCGTTGTGCAGGGGTGAGGCCGGCGGCGATCCCGTACCGGCTGTCCTTCGTCTTGTTGCCCTCGGCGCGCATCACGTCGTCGAGGCACTGCTGGATGACGGGGCAGGCGCGGCAGATGGCTTTGGCGTCGGCGATGCGGTCGACGTTGTTGTCGGGGAACATGGCGTCGTTCTTGCCGCGGCAGGCTGCGTCTCGCCGCCAGTGGTCGCCGTGGTCGAGGGTGTCCGGTGCGGTGCGCGGGTGGCTGGTCACTGGTCTCGTTCCTCTCGGATGGCGTTGCGGGGTCGCTGGTGGTTGGTGTTGTCGTAGGCGGGGGCGCCGTAGAGGAGTTCGCAGTCGTCCTGGAGGCCGCGGTTGATGCCGGGCTCGGTGTCCATCTGCGGCGGGGTCGCGGGCGCCTGCGGGGCATTGGCGGGCTCGGGCTCGGGTGCCGGGTGGGTGCGCCGGTCCCGCCAGCAGACGACCGCCCAGACGACGGTGGAAAGCACCACGCCGGGGCCGAAGACCAGCAGCGTGACGACAACGGCCTCGCCGACCTGCGCGGCCACGTAAAAGCCATCGACGACAGTCCAGGGGCTCACGACGCCAGCCGCCCTGTCGGGATGCCAGCCTGCTCGGCGAGGTCGGCGCCCAGGGTGCCGAGCTGGTCCCACAGGGCGCGTACGTCGATGCCGACGGGTTCGGTGGGGCAGTCGTCGGGGTCCACGTCGCGGTGCCCGACCTGCGGCACGGTGACGGCGTTGGCGTTCTCTTCGGCCGCCCGGTAGGCGCGGAGTTTCTCCTCGGCGCCGGCGAGCTGCTGTTCCGCCTGCTCCCGCTGTTGTCGTTCGACGCCTACGTCGATGTGGTCCGCGCGGAGCTGGGCGTTCTCGGCGGTGAGCGCGTCGGCTTCGGCTTCGGCTTCGTCGAGGCGTACCGCCCTGGCGTTGGCCTTGTCCTCGGCTGCGTGGGCTTCTTCGAGCTGGATGCGGAGTCCGGTGATGAGGTGGCCCGCGCCTTCCAGCTGGTGCCGCAGCCGGGCGACTTCGTCGATGGCGCGGTGGCGGCCCCGGATGCGCGGCCAGTTGGTGGCGTAGGGGAAGACGGTCATGAGTCACTTCCGAAGATCGCGAGGTAGTTGGCACGCAGCTGCTCGCGCATGGGCTGGTCCTCGACGTGCGCTGGTTCGACGCAGCCGGCCATGCCACAGCTGGGCTTGGCGTAGCCGACGGGCTCCCGGTCGTGGCGGATGCGGAACGCGACGCGGTAGGCGGTCTGGTAGTCGCGGCTCAGCGACACGATGGGCAGGCCGTGGCGGTCTACGTGTCCGGTCCAGCGGAGGTGTCCGCCGTCCACCGGTTCGGTGCGGGCGGTGAAGGCGTCTTCAATGGTGTGCGCGGCGGGTCGGCGGCCCTGCTTGCTCGGGGCCACGCCGAGGATGCGCCGGGCTTGGGCGACGGTCTGGTGGCTGGTGTGGCATTGGGCGGCGATGGTGGTGTTGGTGAGGCCCTGGTGGAGGGCGGCGGCGATGTCGGCGCGGATCTTCACCGGGCCACCGCCACGGTGGTCGTGGGCCAGTGCACGCCGTCCAGCGCACGCCGCTGCTGGGGCGGCACCTCGACGAGCGGATAGCCGAGCCAGTCCAGGCCCATCGCCGCGAACACCGCAGCGTCCGCCATGTCGTACCGGCCGACACCCTCACACCAGATGCCGAGGGTCTCGACGACGAAGCTGTGGACCATGCCCTTCGCGATCCGGGCCCGCTTCTCGCGCGGGTGGTCCTTCGCCGGGTTCGCGACACCGGTCGCGTAGATGGCCCGGTGGTGCGGGTTGGCGACCGCGTACGGGATGCCGCGCGTCCACAGCGTGTGGGTGACGGCCCACCACAGGCCGGCGCGTTCGTGGTGGCCGGCCTGCAACTGCTGCCCGTACGCGGGGCCTTCGATGACGACGAGGTCGGCTTCCTTGATGCGGTCCTTGACCTCGGCGAGGAGCCAGTCGAGGCGCTCGTGCCCGGTGAGTTTCTTCGGGCGCAGGACGTCGGCCCAGTCGGCGCCGGCGATGCCGAATCCGGTGAGTGAGGGGTCAAGGCCGATGACGAGGGGCCGGGGCCCGGCCGCCGTAACAGCGGCCGGAACCTCAGGCGTGAGGTCGAAGAGAGTGGTCACGCGTCCCCCTCAACCGCTGTCGAGGTGAGGCACTCGCCGCACATCCAGCCGTCCTTGTGGAGCACACCCGCAGTCGCCTTACCGCACGGTTCGCAGTCGTCCCACGCCTGAACGAACACCCCAAACGCGGGCGTGGAAGGGAGCCGTGACGGCTGGCCGATGAGGTCGTTGAGCGTGACCGTGCGGCGGCGCGGCCGGTGTCTGCCGGTCGGGGCGATGATCTGCCGCAGAACGCGAATCGGACTGGTCACGGTGTCGGCTCCTTCGTGGTCGGCTTGTCCGTGCGGCGGGTCTGCCAGTTCTTGCCGTCCTCGACGGCGAGGGTGTTGAGTCCGAGGGCGTCGTCGAGGCGCTGCTGAAGCGCACGGTTGCGGCCTTCGAGGCGGATGTTCGCGGCGTCGGCGTCCTCGAACCGGCGGGCGGTGGTGCTGGTGGCGTGCCGGGCCTGGTCGCGTTCGGTCCGGGCAGTGTCGCGTTCGGCGATGACGCGTTCGTACTGGGCGGCGAGCGCGTTATAGCGGGCGCGGGAGACGGGGAGTCGCATCACGCACCGCCCCCGGTCTGGGCGGCGACGAGCGGCCACGCGCCGGACACCGTGGCGTCCGGCCGCGTCTTCCGCAGGAACGCCTGATAGTTCGCGGCCCACCGCTCATGCATCGTGACCTGCCAGCCATGCACCACCCGGGCCGGAACCTGCAGCTGCTCGTGCCGCTCCGCGATCGCGAGCGCTACGCCGAGCGTGGCCTGCGCGTCCGCGTCCGCCGAGTGCGCGTCGGTCAGTGCGACGCCGTACTCCTTGGCCAGGGCCTCCAAGGTGCGCTTGCCTTTGCGGTACTTGTCCGCCGCCCGGTCCAGGACCAGCGGGTCAATGACCGGGCCGACCGGGCGGCCGATCCGCTCGGCGACCGTGGGCGCGCCGTGCCGGGCGCACTCGCGGTTGAGCAGCGTGAGGTCGAACGGTGCGTTCATCACCACCAGTGCGGCCCCTGCGGACAGTTCACCGGCGAGCGCGGCGGCGATCTCCTCCACCACGGCCTTGGCGGGACGCCCGTGCGTACGGGCGTCCTGCGTGGTGATGCCGTGGATGCGGGCCGCAGCGTCGGGAATGTCGAAGCCGTCCGCGTCCGTCATCCACCGCAGGGTCTGCCTGTTCGGCCGGATGAGGGCGGCAGTGACGATGCGGTCCGTGTCGACGCTGATGCCCGAGGTCTCCGTGTCGAAGCTGGCCAACGGGCCTCGGTGCCAGTGGAGTTCGACGTGCCCGGCCAGGCCGGGCTGCACGGCGGTCACTCGGCGCCGCCCGCAGCGAGCTGGGGCAGCACGAGGTGCGCGAGCGCCCCGGACGCCCACGCCGCGGCGATCGCCTGCTTGCCCTCGTCCGGCACGGCCATCCGCGTGTACGCCGCGCGTCCCTGCAACACGACGCCGGGCACGTCGTGCACCTCGCCCGTGTCCTTATCGCACCACTGCGCGACCCCGGCGGCGGTGAGTTCCTTCAGGACCAGCGCCTGCCAGGCGGGGCGCACCTCGGTGACGAACCGGCGGACGACCTCACCGGGACGGACGGTCATCGCCCACTTGAGGAACGCTTCCGCGTCCGTCACCACGGCGGCGGCCTTCGGCTGGACGAGCGATGCGGTACCAATGTCGTGGCCGTCCGGCAGGCTGATGCCGACCTTCTGGGTTCCCGTGTGCTCCTCGGCCGCTTTCAGCTCGGCCTGGAGTTCCTTCTTCGCGGTTTTGAGTTCCTTGTCGGTCAGGTCGGCGAGGGCGCCGAGTACTGCTGTCTTGGTGGCGGCGTCTTTGAGGCTCACGTGTTCTCCTGGGTGGCGGGGCGGCCCTGCCTGGTTGCGACGGGCAGGGCCGCCCCGGTTGCGCGGATGGTCAGGCGGCGGTGCCGGTGAGGATCCGGGTCATCTCGGTGAGCTGTTGCACGCCGGCCTGGGCGATGGGGAGTCCGAAGCTCCGCTCGAATTCCTCGTCGAGGTTGGTGAGCCCGGCGCCCTGGGCGGCGGCGCGCAGCTGCTGTTCGGCGGCCGCAGCTTCGTCGGTGGGGGTCTCGACCACCTCGCCGTCCACCACCTCGCCGTCGTCCTCGGCGGGTGCGGGCTGCTGCTCGGCGGCGGCCTTCTCCTTGCCGACGTCGGCGATCTGCGTCAGGTACTCCGGGCGTGCACCCTCGGCCTTGGCGGCCTGCCAGATCCGGCGGACCATGGCCGCGTCCGGCGCGGCGTGCGCCTCGTGCAGGTAATCCCGCCCGGCGGGGGTCAGCGACTCGGCGGGAACATCCGCGGTGGCCGCCTGGACGGTCGCCGCCGGGGTGGACCACTGGTCCGGCTCGCCCGCCGGGACACGGCGCAACTGCTGCACCGTCGCCTCAACCGGCTCGCCGTCCTGATTAACTACGGCGCCCAACTCCTCGGGCGTGTAGTGCAACCCGAACAGCACGTCCTCACACGCGTCCCGCGCCACCTCCGTGATCGCACGCGCCTTCAACATCGCGGCCGGGTACTTCTCCCACGCCGTCGGATTCCCGTTACGGTCACGCGCCCACGGCTTGCCGTTCTTGATCTCGCAGAGCCCCGCCTGCGCTGCTCGCTCCAGCGTCCACGTGCACTCGTACGTGAACTCCGGGTCGTCGGCGCGGACGATCTGCGCGGTGGCCGTGGTGAGCCCGTCGCTCCGTACGCGGAGCTTGTGGCCGGCCTGCCGTACGAGGCCGCCGATGAGGCCGGAGGACGCGGAGGGCTTGCCTTCGATGACATGGATGCCAGTGATGGCGGCGATCGGGGTGATGCCGAGGGTGCGGCCGTACTCGACGGCGTAGAGGACGTTGGCGGGCTTGCCGACGAACTGCTTCGGCAGGAGGTCGGCGTCGGAGAGGAGCCTCGCGAACTGGACGGCCCCGTCGAGGGTGGCCGGTGCTGCGCCCTGGTGCTTGACGATGTCGGTGCTCATGCGGTGGTGTCCTTCAGCTGGTAGTAGCGGCCGTCGCCCGGCCCGCGTTCGGTGAGCACGCCTTCGCGGGCGAGCGTGCGGAGGTCGCGGCGTGCGGTTCCGCGTTGGGGCACGTTGTGTGTGCGGTAGAGGGCCCAGGCGCGGCGGGTGGTCCAGCGGCCGCCGCGGGTGGTGACGGCGTCGCGGAGGACCTGGATACGGGCGGCGCTCACGCGGCACCCACTTCGCGCTGCGTCGGCAGGGTGCGGACGACGGCCGGGTTGAAACGCCCCGCCGTCGCAGCGATCACCGCGTCCAACTCCGCACGCAGCCGCAGCAGATGCGACATCGACACCTCGACGTGCGCGTCGTCCATGCCGGCCGCGTCCTCGATGGCCTCAACGTGCCGGTCGAGTTCGCCCTCACGGGGGGAGCGCATCGCGTCGGCGAGCTGGTCGAAGCAGGCTTCGAGGTGCTCGCGGCCCTCTTCGTCGGCCCATGCGACGGCGAGGGAGATGAGGGTGTCGAAGCGGATCCGGTCGGCGCGGAGGACGCCGCCGAGCTGGGTTGCGCTGGTGGTGAAGGAGAGCTGCGGGTTCGTCGAGGTCATCGGGCACCGCCCGACTCGGGCAGGTCGTGGCTGATCCGGTAGTCGTGGTGCAGCGGGCTGTCGTGCGGGTCCTCGCGGAGGGCCTGCGTCGGCGCGAACAGCGCAGTCAGCTTGTCCGCCGACACCTCCACCGACGGGCCCGCGACGAACGCCGAACACTCGCAGATCGTGGCCCCGCTCCACGTGAGATCTGCCTGACGGACCCGGGGCAGGTGCGCCCAGCACTTCGTGTCCCCGTGGTGGTGCTCCTCACCGGAGTGACCGCAGCGCGCACAGACCGCGGCACGCGGCGGCAACAGACGGCTGACGTACGGCTCCTCAGCGGCCTCGTCCCGGTTCGCACGCAGCGCCTGCACCGCGTCGTCGAGCGCCTCGTTCGTCGAGTGGCGCTCGTTCTCCAGCTCGGCGATACGGGCCTCGGCACCCGACAGGTCTTCCGTCCGGGCCACCAGCAGCTTCGCCAGGCTCTCCGCGTGCGGCGTGAACCTCGCGGCCCGGCGCGCCAGCATCCGGCCCTTCACCTGCGCGTCCGACGGGCGCTCCCAGGCGTGCACGCCCTGACCGCCGAGGTAGCGGCGCCCGTGCGAACGCTTCTCCACGCCGCAGTGCGTGCAGCCGAACGGCTCGGACACCCGCTCACGGATCAGGTCACGCTCGCTGCGGGCACGGTGTGCATCCCGCACCGCCTCAGCCAGCAGGCCCTGAAGGCGAGCGACATCCTGGCGCAGCTTCTCCTCGAAGGTCTCAGGCGCGGGCGGAAACGGAGGTTGCTGCGGACCCACTGGCATCGGCAGCACATCCGCCGACCCCACAATCCCGTGCTCCGCCAACTCCGCCAGCGCCGCCATCAGGTATTCGGGGCACTTACAGGAGTCGGTCACCGCATACAGCCCATGGCCATCAACGACCGCACGCCGAACCCACGTCACACCGTCCCGCGTCGTCACAACCAACGGGTCATGCGTCGTCGGGGCGCTCACGCCGCAGCCTCCGACGCGTCCGCGTCCATCGCGGCCAGCAGCAGCCGCAACCGGGTCTCCAGCGTCACAGCCGCCCGGATCATCGCGTGGTGGTCGTGGATGTTCGCACCCTGCTGGACGGCCAAGTCCTCCCGCGCCAGACGTAGCGCGCTACTCAACGGTGGCGCGTACGCATCGGACGGCCGCGGCTGGTACAGCGCGTCCACCGGTGGGACGACCTTCGGCGATTCGTGCAGCGGCATGACCCCGCTGCTGGTCTGGAAAGATGTACTCAAGGTGATCCACTTCTCTCGTTGTGCTGGTGGATTGCCAGGGGCTGTCGGGACCGGGCATGGTCCGGGCGGCCCCGTCTTCTTTGGCTCAGGCCGTCGCGGCGAGTTCGCCCTGCTCGGCGTGCCACGCCTGAACGCGGTCCAGGTCGAAGCGCCGGCCCCGGAACCGCGTCGGCTCGACGGGGCATCCGTCCTTGACCCATTCGTTGACGGTCCAGTTCGAGACGCCGTAGAGGGCCATGAGCTGGGCGGTGTTCAGGAGCGGCGTGAGGCCGACGGACCGGAGGGTCTCGGTGCGATCAGCGAGAGTCGCCATGGGGGGTAGACCTTTCAACTGTGTCGGTTGAAACTGTGGGCATGTCGAAGAGCTCCTGCAGCGGTTCGTCGAGCACGGTGGCCATCAGCCATGCGGTACGGAGTCGGCAGGGTTCGTCGCCGTCCGGCCCTTTGCCAGCGATCTTGCAGACGATCGATTTGCCGACTCCGCGTCCGCGGATGTCCGCGATCTTGGTGGCGGCGGCCAGCTGGTTGCCGGATAGGCCCTTCTGTTCCATCGCATCCCTGAGCGGCTTGCCTTTGCCTTTGCGGACCAGATTGGCCATGGGGACCCCGTGCTGGTTGATGACCGTGCGGCGTTGAACCGCCGCGTTGACACATTTCTACAGTGTGAGTGTCAATGAGGTCAAGCATGCTGGCGTGAGTTTCGGTGAGTGATTTCTGACCTCGAATGCGCGTTCTAATCTGGCGGCATATGCCGAGTGCGCGGGCGCGTAACGGGGAGGTTACGCGCTGCGCCAGATCCCGCCACCCTTCCACTTTTACTTGCAAAAGTGGAAGCCCGAAGGGCACCCTTAGCACGTGGAAAACAAGGAGGAGCGCACCGAGAACCTCGCGCAGCTGATCAAGCGGCTCAAGGACGAGTACCAGGTCAACGAGTCGGAGATCGCGCGCGCCATCGGCGTCGCACCCGCCACCGTGAACTCCTGGACCCTCGGCATCCGCGGCACCAAGCGCGGCCCGAACAAGGAGAAGCTGCGTGCCCTCGCCGAAGCCTTCCCGAAATTCACCGAAGAGGAAATCTTCGCGGCGGCCGGCCGGAAGGCTCCGGGCCACCTGACCCCGGACGCCAAGCAGCGACTACTCGCTCTCATTGAGGAACTGACCGAGGATCAGCAGGAGCTGCAGGAGATCCAGATCCGGGCGGTCGTCGAGAGCAACCGCTCAGCGTCTTCGTGAGTCTCCGCCGAACGCGCTCCGCAACTCCCCGCGCATGACACGTCGTCAGCAATAGTCACAGTAGTCGCATGTCCCACCATTCGGCGGTACGGTCATTCGCACGGCCGACGCCCTCCCCCCTCGGCGGTGAGCTTCCTACCTGCCTGCCCATCGGGGGTATCCGCGTGTGTATTCGCGTTCAGTCCGCACCGCTCGACTCCGATCCTGATTACGACCCCGAGCGACGTGTCATTCTCCTGCCGCCCCTGTCTTCCGCACACACAGTCACGGTTGTGCGGGCGGTTCTTGCCGAACTGGCCGTGCCGCAGCCCGCGTTGGGTGCAGTCTGCTGGTGCGGGGCGGGTGTCGACATGCCGCCCCGCGTACCTCACCAGCGAAGGAGCGAGCAGGTGGTGAAGCATGGGGCGTAGGACAGCCAACAACCCGCGCCAGCTACGGGAGCAAGGCTGCGGGTGCCAGCTGTGCATGGAGAAGTACCCGCCCGATAAGTACGGCGATCGGCGCCGGCGCCGGGACTGCATCGGCGCGTGGCAGGCCCGCTACCGGGATCCCTCGGGGCAGCAGAAGGCCAAGAACTTCCCCATCAAGGACGGCGGGAAGAAGAAGGCCGAGGAGTTCCTCGACGAGACTCGCACCAAGGTGCGCCGCCGCACCTACAACGACCCGAAGCGCGGCGAGATCACACTCGAAGCGTGGTGGGAACTGTGGTGGGAGGGCCAGCCGAAGAAGGCCGTCACGACCACGAACCGCAAGCTGTCCAACTGGAACGCGCACATTCGGCCGAAGTGGGGCAAGTGGCGGCTGTGCGACATCGAGCACGTCGAGATCCAGGCATGGATCACCAAAGAGGTGAAGGGCTACCACACCCGTAAGAAGGTGCTGGAAGTGCTCAACGCGATGATGCGCGGCGCCTTCAAGGACGGTCGCCGTATCCCGTTCAACCCGGCGGCCGAGGTCGAGATCGGAGACGCGCCGAAGAAGCATCCCGACGAACTCCGGCCGCCGACTCGCGAGCAGTGCGCGCTGATCCGCGAGCAGTTGCCCATGTACTACCAGCCGTTGGTCGAGTTCCTGGAACATACCGGCCTGCGGTGGGGCGAGGCGACGGGGCTTCGGTGGGAGAACGTGGACCTTGAGGCTCAGCACTTCAAGGTGAAGGAAGTGCTCAGTGAGGACCGGGGGCGTCTGTTCCGGAAGCCAGCGCCGAAGAGTGTCGCCGGTTTCCGCACGGTGCCGCTGACACCCCAAGCAGCCGATGCCGTCCGCACAATGGTGAAGCGGTGGCGCCCAAGCGAGACCGTCACTCCCATCGATGATCCGTACGACCTCGCGCCTAAGGAGCTCGTGTTCCGAGGTCCGCAGGGAGGCGTCCTCACCCGGCACAACTTCCGCCGTACATGGGTGCCGGCCATTCAGGCTGCTGGTCTGGCCAGGCAGGTGAAGAACCCGGAGACAGAGCGGGATGAGTGGTGGCCGCGGGTGCATGACCTCAGGCATGTCTTCGCGACGTGGCTGAAGGATCTCGGCATCGACGAGAAGGACACGCAGACCGTCATGGGCCACGACCGTGGCTCGAAGGTCACGTGGATCTATCAGCACTCCCCCGAGGACGTGGCGGCGAAGGTGCGGGCTCGGATGGCTCCGGAGGCCGAGGGTGTTCGAATGCTGCGGGCGGTGTAGGGGTCGGAATCCACATGGAATCCACAACACCCCCTCACTGATCCTCACTGATCCTCACTGAAGCTTGTTTGCGCAGGTCAAGCCCCTATCATCCTTGGCTCACTGATCTGAAACTCGGCTCACTGAAGCTCATGATCGCTTTACGTTTTCTCCTAAAGCGGGTGTCGCAGGTTCGAATCCTGCCTGGGGCACAACCTGCGCAGCAGGTCAGAGAGTTGACGGGCCCCTCGTTTATTCGAACGAGGGGCCCGTTCCTTGATCGGAGTCCACATGGAATCCACGTCCCCAAGCGATCATGCGCGTCACTCACCCATTCGGCGGACTGGAATCCGTTTGAACGCCACGTAGAGTGGCGCCCACGAGAGGGGCAGGCTCGCCTCCCCACGCGCGCCTGAGATGCGCCTCTCATGTCCTGCGGGTCCCGACGGGGAGGTCGGGCCCGCAGAGAGAAGGCCCCCACGGTTATGTCGTGGGGGCCTTCTGATGTCCAACGTAGACCGCCCCGTGGGC